ACTTGTTTTGAAAACCCTGCTTCTGCAAGCTTGCTGTAATCATCTTCAGAAATCTCATCATTTTCTAAAAAACGATTTGATATGTCTTGTGCGTCAATACCAACTTCTTCTAAAACAGAAGCAAGACCATCTCCATAATATTCTTCTGCATTAAATTCAGAATCATTAGTTTCTGTTTCTTGCTCTGCTGTATCTTCTTCTGCTATACCCTCTGGTTGTTCTTTGGTTTGATCTATAGCTCCAAGCTTACCTTCAAGTTCTTTATAGCTATTTACCATATCAGCAGCAGTTTTAAACTTACCTGCGATAAGACCATTCTCATCTCTTAGACTCTCAATATCTTGTGAAGACATTGGTGGTGTCTCTGAAATGTTTACTTGTGATGAAGTCATAATTTTTTTGGTTAGTTATAAGTCATTGTACGACCATTTTTAGTTTCGACCACTTTTGGTTTGTTCGGTTCGGGTGTATCGTTTACACCTAATTCGCTAACAATAGCTTTTGCAGAGACAAATTTGCCATCTTCATCTCTTTCTCTAGGCTTCTTCGGTGTCATCACTTTCCTCCATTGGTAGTTGTGAATTTGCGTTTGCAATTTTTTGTGGATCAATTAATGGTGATCCAAGAGCAGCAGGTCCAAGACTTTGAATAAGCTGCTGCTGTTGCATAGCTTCCATCTCATCTTGGATTTCTTCTTGCGTCTTAACTAAGTTTACAGTATCTATACCAATAGAGTTTGCAAGCCTTTTTATGGCTTCATCCACATTCATGTACTGACGCATTATATCTGGACCTAAAGCTTGTGACACCGTTCCAATAAATTCAACAAGCTTATTACGATCATTACCACGGCCAAGCCCTTGAACACCAGTAACGATCTTAGGTTTGACTAATCTTTCTGGCAGCTTTGGTGCTTTACCAGAACGAACTAGCATGTGCATCCTTCTCTTTAAATATTTAAGTTGAAACTCTTGGGTCAAAATGCTGTATATGCCACCCAAAGAATTTTCTAACTCGTTAGCCATCAAAGTAACTTCTGCTGCTGTTACTCTTTCAGCATCTCTTTGTACAGATCTAGCCATTAGAAAAGCATATTCAAGTCTTGCTTCTATTCTTTGTATTGCAGAGAAAGATACGTTAAAGTCTGAACCTTTCCCAACTTGCATAACACTTATATCATTAGCAGATCCTTCTCTTATTGCACCGTTAGGAGCCTTTGCTAAAGTAGCTGCTCTTGTTACACCATTAGGGTTTACAAGGAATATTGTTTTAGCTGAAGCTGCTGCACCTTCTATAATGGCTTGCATCAAAGCTTCTAAACTAATCAAGTCTCCTCTGTATTCTTCTACATAACCTCTACCATAATCTTCTCCATCAATACGAACAAATCTAAGAGTAATCCAAGGAGATACTTCTACCTTTGATCTGCCATCAGTATTTGGTATCTTTTCTCCTTTACATTCTTGATGCCAAAAATGTTCATCATTAATTCTTTTGATGTATGTGTATATATCAAGATCTCCTTCCATTGTTTTTTCATCATAGTTTTCTTTCTTTTTTATTTGTTCTAAAAACTGTGGTGAAAGTGCATTAGGGTTGACTGATTCTTTTGTAATAATTTCTAAGACATTACCCACTGCATCACGTTTACATACAAACTTAGATAATGGATATACCTTTAGCCCAGCATCTGTAAGATAAAGAAGAACATTCCCTCCAACGATTAGATGTTTAAGTGCTTCAAACATTGCAACCCTATCGTTAGAGATCTCTATCTCATTCATCAAGGCTGTTTCTATTGTTCGTAATCCTTTATCTATTTCTGACTCAAGACCTTCTTGACCTTGTTTTAAAAGTTCAAGACTATCAATACTTAATTTAAAAAATGCAGTTGATGGAGGAAGTAATGCAAATAAAAGTTTGGATGCCAAACTATTGACACCTCTTGCTCCTACAGCTTGGAAGGGAGTTTTTATTTTTGATCTTGTTCCTGTTGTACTTTCAGGAATAAGGCTAGGTATGGTTAGCTTTGATGATTCTTTTGCTTCTCTGTCAAAAGTAGACCTTGCACTTTCTAATTGTGCATACCTACCAGCAGCAGTTTGCCCTTGTCCAGAATAAACCATTACCTAAGCCTTGCTTTATTACTTGATTGGCCTCTCGCAGGTGTTCCTGTTATTTTAAGATCATTTGGTGATCTTCCTTTTGCACTCATATTTCTAAGACCTTGAGCATATCTTTCATCTGATCTTCTTTTCTTTAAACGTGCTGTTACTTTTGAAGTATCAATAGGATCTGTAACTCCTCTTTGTCTGCCAGTAACAGTAGGAGCATCATTCCTTGGTGCTTGGCTTTGTATAACAGCTTGAGATGCTTGCCTTCCGATACACATAATTAATACCTCAGATCACTAGACATTGTTACTGGAATCCTTAATGTATCTGTACCAGTAGGTTTTCTTTTGCGTTCAGTTTTAGTTTTAGTACCTTGCCCTCTGTCTGAACCAACCTTTACAGTTTGTGCAGTTCTTTCTGGTGCAGGTGCTGTTGGCCTTGGAGGTGGTAAAGCTGGTGGCCTTGGTCTTCTTGGTGGACACATAGTTAGTTTTCCAAAACTGAATTAGTGAGCATGGTTTCTTTCTGTCTTGATTGTTGCTCAATTAAATAATCAACAACATATCGTTGCCCTGCCCTATACCATATCTCTCTATCAGATAAAGACAAGTCGGGATGACGATTAGGAAAGATTTGATCTAAAGCAAAAATCAATTCATCTGTGATAACTGGTAGTTTTTCAGATGCCATGCTTTAAAACATTTATAAATAGTATAGTTCAAGTTTAGTAATAAAGTACAGCGTGTTTATATTTATTTGATGAAGAGCTATTTTTATATTATATGTTAGTCTGTAGATAGCAAGGAGTGGTTACCTTGTTGCAACGCTAAGAAAACCTCAAGGGTGTGGTTCCTCTTGGGGTTTTCTTTATGGAAATCTATGTTATATTGTTTATTAAGCAATAGACCCATTAACGTGTCATTAACTTGACCTCCGCTCTGTTGGATAGATCTGTTGCCTACTAAGTAACCAGACCCATTATTCAAACAGTTAAATCTGTTACTGCTCTGACGGAGCGTCAGTTGCTTATAACAAAGAAGCACTAACAACCCATGCTACTGCGTTGTTGGTGCTTTCTTTTATGGGTTCCAAAGTTTTACTTCACCTGTATTGTAATCATAATCTCCTTCTCGCAATATCCTTGTAAGTCTTGCGTTCAAGATAGCATCAGCAATCGTATAACCTTTCTTAGTATATGTCTCCTGTACCTTAGACCATAGTGCTTCTTTAGTATCAGGTGTATTAGCTAAAGTCTTTGAAGCTGTAACCATACCCATACCTTTGATACCTAGTATTCCGTCACCAGCATCACCAGCTAACGACATCTCAAACCAATGCCTGTCTGCTTTCTTATTGGTGATATGTTCTATCGAATCATCAGCTATAAGTTTGCATGGTAGTGTTCTCATATCTTTATCAACTGAAACTATTATCGGGTCTTTATATCTGCCATTGGTAGCAAGCAAACCTAGTACGTCATCTCCTTCTAGGTTTTCATAGGCAACAGTTTCATATCTTTCTTTTACTTCTTTGATAACACTCTTAAGTGCAAGTGGTTTACGTTTACCTATCCTGTTGATCTTGTACTCAGGAAATATCTCATGTCGAAATGTAGGGTAGGAAGTAAAACACATAACTATGTCATGCTTGCTGTCAGCAATACTTCTATAAACATCTAGTCTGTTCTCTATCAGATTAAGTATGTCTCTTTCATCAGAGTGAAGAGTATGCTCCCAATCATTCCATCTTGTGTCTTGTTCACAGGCACAGCAAGAATTGTAGATCAACCAATCAGCATCAATAAGTAAAGTCATAGCTAAATAAAATCCTCATATACAACAAGCCGACCTGTCTTCTGGTCGTACAATAATTTATCTACTTCTCCTGTCATACCAGTATGTCTTGATTTCAACACCTTTAGCTGTAATCGCTGTCTCTCACTAGCTTCTCCTGTCTGATTTCTTGATGCAGATAGTACAACATCTGATAGTTGAAGAAGACTATGACTACCTCTCAAGTCTGATGTATCTACCTCCCTGCCCGACTCATGTGATTGTCCTTGTGGTCTGCGTAAATGGCTGACTAATACAATAGCTATACCAGTTGCTTCACTCAAACTTCTAAGCTTGGTCATTATTATATCTATTGCTTTGCGTTCATTATCTAACTCTAAGCCTGACAAAACTATACTAATGTGATCTAATATGACTACCTTTACTCCATCAACAGTAGCTAAATATCTTATCTGTTCTAGTAATACATCAGGCTCAAGACTACCGAAATGATTGTATAAAAAAAGATTGCGTGTTGATGTGAGGTTATCAAACGCAATCCGCAGATCATCTTTAGTTATGCCATCTTCATTTAAGTGCAAAGGAATGTTCAAGTCAATACCTACAAGACCTTGAAGAGTTCTTTGTACTGATTCTTCTAACCCAATATATCCAACTTTAATTTTTCTTTTTAGGAAATGGTGGCATAGCTCCCTGCATATTGTGGACTTACCTGCACCACTAGCACTAGCTACTGTAAAGATCTGGCTTGGAAACAAACCTCTTGTGTATTCGTTCAGCTTTGGAAATGGAAAGTCTGATACAGGCTTACTTGTTTCTTTGGTAAACAAATCCCAAGCGTCTGCCGCATTAATAAGAGAGTCAGGTCTTACAGGTCTAGCTTTCCATAACCTGTCTTTAACTAGCTCACTTTCTCCTGATACAAGATGATCGTTAACGTCATTACGATCTAGTCTTGCTATAGCAACTTTACCTCTTGGTAATACCTCCATACATTTTTCTGCCGCTTTGTTACCTGCTTCGTCATTATCAAAACAAATAACGATACGACAAAAACTATCAAGCCATTTGTAATTTGCCGCTAAATATTTTGCCGCCGACTGTACCCCCGAAGGTATAGATACACAGGGAAACTTATTACCTTGTATCTGACTAGCACTCATGCAATCTATCTCTCCTTCACATACAGTTAAAAAGACAGAACCATTACCTCCATGCTGTCTCCATAAATGCTGACCCCATAGCTGTACCTTTGACATATCTCCTATCCATATGAACTTCTTATCTTGAAAGCGTATGTGCTGTGCAACATCATTACCTTTTTGATCTTTGTATGTAGCTACTTGTACTGGTTGCCCTCTGTACTCTGCCTGTCCATAACCAAATAGTTCTGCTGTTTCTTTAGTTATTCCACGCTTGGGTAAAGCTATCGGTGTTACCTTCAACAGCTTTGGGTTTGGTTTATATATAGGAATAATGTTGGTGGTCACTTTCTTTTCTTTTTTGTTTGGGTAGTAGGTGTAGCCACAGTCCATAGTGAAGCAATGGTGGTGTCCATCATCAAAGACTGCACAGTTTTTTTTACCGCACTCAGGGCAAACTATTTTGTTTTTGTATTGGCTCTTCATACCAATCATCAGGAATAAATTTGTCGCAGTATTGGAACCCATGTCTCTCACACCACTTGGCATAAGAGATAGAGTTCTTGGCTTTGGATAGTTTGGTTCTGCTATTTTGAAAACAGAACCTTATATCTAGGTCGGGTCGTTTCTCCTTAATTGCAAGATGCTTGCGTCTATCTTCTTTCGAGAAGTAGCCTTTCGTTTCCACAATAAAATTGTTGAGGATAAAGTCAGGGCGATAGGTGCAAGTGATTTCATAGTCAATGCTGAGAGTTTCATAAGTAAAGATAATTTTCTTTTTGTTTAAGTTGTCAGCAAATTGACTTTCAAATTTACTCTTGTATTTAGAAGTCGGCTGCTGTTGACGCAGTACTTTTTTCTTCATAACTACTCGGTGGTGCTGCTTCAAAGTCTGGGCTGCCTGTCCACTCAACATGATTTCTAACTATGACTTGTAAAGGTTGGCATCTGATACCAACACCATTAGCACCTGCGTCATAGCCACTACATTTCATAGACATCTGACCTTCTGTTAAAGGACTAATTTGTTCATACTTCTTTTTTTCTTCGTCTGTCATAAGACGTAGAGGGTCTTCATTAGCCCAGAAAGTAACAGGTGGATTAGTCCATACATCACCATTTTGTTTTATACCACCAGACTTTTTACTTGCTCTAATTACAAGATAATCACCTTCAAGAAAGTAAGGCAAAGAAGGTTCGCCATGTTTGTTTTTGGTAAGAGTAAACTTTCTGTCTGGATAGTGTTGTTTTAATGCAACCTTCCATCTATCAAGCAACCCTTCTAGTTGTTCAAAGATGTGTTCAACTGCATCAACTTCTCTACCCATTTCATCTTTCATCATTATGCCTTTCTTGATAAGACATTCTGCTTTATATTTCTTGACACCCTTGTACTCGTCAGGGGTTACAAGATATGAATACCTAAAATTGGTAGGGTCAGGTGTGACTATCTTAATAGTCTCAGGCTTGAGTTCTTCCATGTTTGTACCTTGGTTTGGTTTCCGTTTTAATGCGTCTATAAAAGACGTTCCTTAACTATACCTTGATCTCTTGCTATGTAAATATATATGGTGCTGTCAACACATCTGTAATATTGTAGTCTCCCATATCTAGTGCTGAAGGTAACTTGCTAGTATCACTTAGTTGTTGTGTTGTTTGGTGGTATAAATTATCTAAATTGTTGTCACTATAAATGTTAAAGAAACTTTGCTTTACACATTCAATAAACCTTTGAAGCTCACTAGCAGGGCTTCCATAACAGTCGTGGATAACGCAAAAGTTTTTTAATCCATGCTTGCTTGCTTCTACTAAACTCATGTGACAATGTGCCGCATCAAGACTATGAATATAATTACTAGGAAAACCCTGTGCCTGTCTACGTTTATCCACCTTTGTAGTATCTGGTTCAGCTAGACTTAGCCTGACACTTGAGTTACTTAGTTTAGTCTTTACTCTTTTAACATCATTCTTGTAGTAATTCTGTTGTACAAGAAACCCTGATGGTGTATGCCAAGAGATAGGTTTATTCTCTTTGTTGAAACATAAAGCTGTAGTCTGCAAGTACTTTAATACTTCATAACTCTCTGGGGTTACATACTTAACTGCCTGTTCAATCATGGTTGCCAGATAAAAATTATTCTTAAAATTTTTTGCGATAAAAACATTTTCATTTACAAAATATTTTTCTATGTAGTTTGCTATGCCGAATGTTGTTGAGTTATATGGAATCATTAGTACAGGTTTTTTTATAAACTTTCTTGTCAACTTATCTTTTTGTGCATACCAGATTGGTGCTTGCTCAGACTTGTCATACTTCAGTAGCATCAACAGAACATCAAGTATTTGTTTATATAAATCTTGTGGTTGTTTAACATTTTGTAGGTTAACTTTGTTAGCTAGATGTTGATTAGATATAAGACCTGCTATATGTTGATACCCATTGTTTGTACCATCAAGACAGCAAACATGGTGAGATACATACCCATACCCTTCGCATTGAAACTCACACCACTCTTTACACCAAGCAAGAAACTGGAAAGGTTCTTTTGCTTTACCCCATATACCAACATTACCTATCGGGTCTTTGTAAACTTCTTCTGCTAGATCAGTTCCTTCTATGTAAGCCCACTCAAGTCGTTCCTCATAGGTATGTTTATTCATACCCCAATGGTTTGCACCTGCTATAGCTAACCAGTTCAAGTCTTGCTTAGTCTTTATCTCTGCACCTTCATGAAATCTATGAAGCCCTCTAGCTATGTCATTACCTTGTGGGTGGAAGTGTGCAGTTAGTGGGTACATACGACCAGTAAAATCAAATTGATAAACGTGAAAAAATTTTTCGTCACAATATCTTTTTGCTGTATCAATCATAGATAGTATCTGATACCTCTTGACCATATTCTGATGGTTCATATCATGGATTAAAGAAGCTAAGTATCTCCACTCTTTTCGTGCTTGCTTATTGGTATCTATATCGAGTGGTTTTGTTGGCAGTTCTGCAAGCTCTCTATCAATCAATGAACCAACCTCTATTCGTTCCTCCCAACAGTATTCAAGAGTTTCTAATACAAACTGATTTACACCCCAAGCTGTCTGACTCGCCAGAGTTAACGCTTTCAGACTTGTTGTTAAGTCTTCTCCTCGTAGTGTGTTTAGGTAGTCTTGATTAGAACTCTTGATTGCTTTTGTTTTTAGTCTGTCTGTAAAGTAACCACCGCTATCTATTGAAGTCCACTCTCTTGGTACATCAAGACAAGGTAGGTAGATAGGAAAGGCCGCAATCCTATTTGATCTACCCTGTCTTATATATTTCATAAACCTTTCAGTAAAGACTACATAGTTTGTTGTACCTTTACCTACCTTTTTGTTTATAAGGTTGACCATATTTATTTTTATCATTATCAACTCGATCAACTTCAGCCCAACACTAAGTTTATTACCCCTTGTCCAAGTCTTAAAGTCATGGCCTTTACTGTTCATGTGATAGACCATAAGGTTTCTTTTGTAGCCTTCGTTTTTGGTATCTCTGGTATGTTTCTTTATGTTCTTAAAATGTTTAGGGTCTAGCTCTTCAAACTTAGTAAACCTAAGTTCGTCTTCTAGCATCTGCCCTATCTTGAGTGCAGTAGATACAGTTGTCTTTAACTGCGAAGCATTATCTAGTAATACTTTGAAAGCAATAAAGGCAACTACATCTACGTCTGGGAACTGAGAAAGAAACAAAGCAGAGACAGCTTTGACTCCTACCTTACCGCTAAGACTTTCATCTATATGTTCTTGTATTGCTTTGCTTAACTTCTGTAGTCCTGACTCTATGATATTGCGAGCATAATAGTTCTCGGACTCCCTGCCCTTCTCTATATTTTTGTTTTGTTTACTGATCTTGTTATAGGCTGAGATGCTAGAGATACTTTGCTCTAGCTCTAGTTGTTTCTTACTTGGTTCTGTCATTATATTTTTTATCTAAAATTTTTAACATTTCAATTAGAAATCCATGAGTAGCTTTAAGTCTCATGTATTGCGTTTTATTATTTTCTGATGCTTGCATATACATAGTCATCATGCTATTTATCATGTCTTCGTGTGCTTTTCTTTCAAGTTGTTCGGGTGTTTTTTTTGATCTTGGCATTAGTTCAACACCTCCACTACAGAGTGCAAAGCCTTTGGTGCTAGGTGTGCATAGATCATGGTGTTCTCTATGTCCTCATGCCCTAGCCAATCCTTAACTAACAGTATCGGTACTCCTCTTT